GTTCTATGGACTATACGAAGGTATCTGTGCTGAGAACGATGACCCTGAAGGTGAGAACAAGATTAAACTTCAGGTTCCTCAGGTCATGGGGCAGGAGATGACAGAGTGGGCTAGACCATGCCTGCCTGTAACCTCTAACTCTAATCACCCTGACCATAAGAAGCATCTAGCTGTTGAAGTAGCTGCCTTACTTAACGCTCATGCTGACCATGCAATTTCAGGGACCACTGGCGGAGCTACAGTTGCTACTTTTGGTTCTCATACTCACAGCTTTAGCTATACAGCGGCACACACTAATAACCACACAGGTAACAGCCTAAGCCTTGACCATGCTCATGAGACTGATGCCAATACAGATAACAAGTGGAATGACGATTTAGAAATAACTACAGAGTTCCCTGAGCACACGCCACACAGGCTGGTGCCAGCGGTAGGACAAAAGGTTTGGGTTATGTTTATTGCTGGAGACCCTAACTTTCCAGTATGGATGGGAGTAGAACTATGAGTGATGTATCAACGGCTATAAGCTTGCCGTTTTCTTTTAACTCAAACGGGTCAATTGCTGCAACAAGCGACCCTAAAAAGATATGGCAAGACCGAGTTGTTATTGCGGTTATGACTGCTTATGGTGAACGAGTTATGCGTCCAAACTTTGGAAGCGGAGCTAAGAGTGCTGTTTTTGAACCAGAAGACATTGCCAAGAGCTTAATTAATCAGGCTGTAACAACAGCCTTTGGTATGTGGTTAAAGCCATTAACGTTAACTAAGGTTGTGTATTACTTAGACAGTAGCGAACAACATTACTTTAACGTATTTTATACGTATGCAGGAGACACAATAAGCGAGAGTGTAACGATAAAGACTGCTATCCTAAGCAGAGCAGGAGAGACACTACTGGAGGTGCCTAGATAATGGCTGACGATAACTACATCCCCCAAGTTGATTATACGTCTAGAGACTACTCGTCTATACGAGAAGACTTAATTGAGTTAATCCCGTACTACGCCCCTCAATGGACTAACCGCGACCCCGCGGATTTTGGCATGACCTTATTGGAGTTGTTCTCTTATATTGGCGATGGTTTGCACTACTACATTGACCGTACAGCAAACGAGTCCTTTATTGAGACCGCTAGCCAAAGAGAGTCTGTACTTCAGATTGCCCGTTTACTTGGGTATACTCCAACAAGAACAACCCCATCCGAAGTACTTCTTACTTTTCAAAATTCTTCAGCCAGTATTATCACTGTACCAAAGCGCACAAAAGTTGCAGCTAACGTAACCAGTAACGGTGTCACTACTCAAGTTATATTTGAAACAGATAGTGCAGTTACCGTCCCAGCTAAATCTGCAGGTAACAACGGCTCTAATACTGTAACTGCTACACAAGGCGAGACTATTGAAGCAGAGACCATTGGAACATCTGATGGAAGCGCTAATCAAGTCTTTGAACTTGGAGAACTTTCAGCGATTAAAGGAAGTATTTTAATTGACGTTAACGGAGTTATTTATACAGAGGTTCCTTACCTAGTTGACTACAGCGGATACGACCCAGTATTTTCTACTTATACAAACTCTGATGGCACCACCTTTATTCAATTTGGCGATAGCATCAGTGGAAGAATTCCACTCAATGGTGTAAGCCTTGAAGCTACCTACCGCGTTGGTGGTGGAACTTCTGGAAATATTGCTGCTAACACAATTAAGTTTATTAAAACTAACGCTTCGAATGGTTTGTCTGTAAGTAACCAGGACTCAGGTTTAATATCTGGTGCTGCGGCTGGCGGTGCGGATGAAGAGTCAACAGACTCTATCCGTATTAACGCTCCTAAGAGTATTAGAGCTTTGAACAGAGCGGTGTCACTAAGTGACTACGCATCACTTGTAATTCAAGTATCAGGTGTAGCTAAAGCTATATCTGTTGCAAATGTGTATAGCAGCGTAACTGTTTACTTTGCTCCTTATGGAGACAGTGGCTTACAAAGCGATGGTATTACAACATCTGTAGTCTTTAACAACTTAAAGACTGAGATTGATGAATACCTAGTCGATAAGATTCCTGCTGGAACTACAGTAACCCTTCAACCACCTACTTATGTTCCAGTCACTGTTGCTGGAGGCATTATTGTTCTACCTACCTATCGACAGGATAAGGTACTAGAAGATGTTAAATCCGCAGTTCAAAACCTGTTTGATTTTAATAACGTAGTGTTTAATGATTACATTAGTTACTCTGATGTATTAAAAGCTATGGATGGAGTTGAAGGAGTTAGCCGTGCTAACCTTCAAAAGCTTGTAAGAACAGCTAGCGACCAGACATTTACGGTGACTAATAAAGTGCTTAGCGGCGGGGTTGCAACATTAACAACTTCTATAAACCACAACGTAACTGTTGGTCAGTTCATATCTGTTACTGGTGTAGATAGTACTTTTAATGGTGTTGCAAGAGTAACAGCTAAGGCAGCTAATACAATTTCGTATGAGGTTCTTGCCACTAACGTGAGCACTGCTGCTTCTGCTGGCTCTATTACTGTTTATGAAGTTAACGACATTGAATGTGCTAAGAGCGAGCTTCCAACACTTTCAAGTCTAACTGTTGGCGCTTCTGGAGGTATTACTCTCTAATGGCACGTTATGGTCTTGATTACTATAGTAGTTTAGATTTTCCTCTAAGCTACTACGGTCCCGATTCTCCGCTTTCATTTGTAGCCGAAGACTTACAAGCTCTTTCTACTTCCTATGGAAAGATTACTTTGTCATGGACTACTCCTGTTGGAGCCTGGGCTAAACTCAAGATTGTAAGAAACAAATACGGATTCCCTGTAAATATTACAGACGGTTTAACAGTGTTTGACACTACTCGCGGATTAGACCCTCAGTTTTTTGATGACACGCTTCCAGCCACCGAACCAAGAATCTTTTACTACTCACTTTTTGTACTAGAAACAACACAGCTTCAATGGGTAAATGCTGGACGCGTTTCTGGTCTGTCTGTTTTTAATTACAATATGCGAACAAAGTTATACGACTACGTACCAGAAGTTATGAAGCTAACACAGCCATACACAGCCAATTCTGGAACAGACAACGCTGACCTAAGAAATTTCCTAAGTCTTTTTGGGTTCCAATTTGATTATATTAAGTCTCTTGCTCAGATATCTAGAGAAAAATATAACCCAGAAAAAACTCCTGGCGTACTTTTATCCCCACTTTTAACTCAGTTTGGAATTAACTACGAGCCTGAAATTGGCTTTGAACGTTCACGTGTTCTACTAAGAGATGCGCTTATTGTACAGAAGTCAAAGGGAAGCCGTGACGGTCTTCGTAACTATGTTCGTGGGTTTACTGGTTGGGGAGTCATTGAAAACAAAGACGCTACCGTTTCTAATCCTCCAATTGAGGGTGTTCAGGTAAGCCACAACATTTTACTTGATTACAACGACGCCTCTTTTGAAGAGGGCATTGGTCACTGGGTATCCCCAAACTCTAGCGCTACGTTATCTCAAGTTGCTAGAAAAGATATTAATGAAGTTGCAGTTGTTAGTAATACAGGTCGCCTATTTATTGGAACACACGGCTATAAAGTTGGAATGAAAATTTTTATCTTTAATGTGCCGTACCCTATATTTAATAAAACAGTTACGTCTGTAGCTATTACAGCTGTAGATGCTGATTCTATCTCTTACTCTTTAACTTCATCTGACGTGTCTAGACGTAATGCTTACAACTATGCAATCAATGAAGCCCCGTACATCCTTCCACAACCAGAGCCTTGGGTTGAAGCAACAACCCCAACCTTGTTCCCTAATAAAAGAAAAGGCCTGCTGGCTGTAAAAAACGCAATTGATGCAACTGCTGAGGTAACTATATCTTGCGGAGATAACAACCCAGTTACTGATGGCGTCCCTGTTAGCAGCGGTCAAACCTACACTTTTAGTTTTTACAGTGGTTCTAACTTAAACTCTCGTTCTATGCAGGCAGCAGTAAAATGGTATGACCGCTTTGGTGTTTTAATCCAAACCTCTACTGGTAATTCGGCAAGCAATACTGTCGGGTCACTTGGCGCTCGTCCATTTGTAACGGACGTTGCTCCTACAAAACTATTTTTAAATGCTATTACTAGTGGTGGAACTGGGTACGGTAACGGCTCTTTTACTAACGTTCCCCTTACTTATGTGTCTGGAAAACAACCTACCATTACTCCTTTAGCAAACGTATTTATTAGCGGAGGTGTTGTAGTCTCTGCATCTATCCCTAACGGTGGAGCTGGTGCTGATACAACCACAGTCTTTACTATTAATAACTCATTACTTGGTGGAACAGGTTCTGGTCTTCTACTATCTGTACAGAAAGCTCAAGAGTGTTACTACGCTGTCCCACAGGTTATTATCTCAAGCGTTGGCGCAAGCTCTTTAAACGAGTATCACTTCTTTGATGCCGCTCAGTTTGAGAAATCAGCTACTGTAACTTCCTACGATGATGCTAGAAATGTTCATTTAACTTTTAAAGCAAATAGAATTAATGAGCTTATCAACCCTAGGTTTGAATCACCTACAACTCCATGGTCTGTAACTAACTCTACCGCTACAGTTGTAAGCGGCTCAGCAGAGCCTAACATTGATTTTTACAGTGTTACAAGTAAACAATTAACTAGTAATGTAGCAACCCTTATTACAAACACAGTACACACATACAAATCTAGCGACGTTGTTGTTATTACAAACATGGGTGCACCATTTGACGGAGTAAAGACTTTACTATCTGCTGGTGATAACGAGTTAACATATGCTGCAACTGGTACAAACGTACCTGCTACAGCAGTTACATCAGGTGAGGTTTACAAATCTGGAAACGCATTTAGAGTCACCTCTTCAGGTACTACTCAAGTTTTAATTAAGTCAACTACAACATCAGCTGACCTTATGGGAATCTACTACCCTGAGACAGCCTACTCATTTAGTGTGTACGTAAAAGCTGGGCAGACCTCTAACTCTGTAACACCGTCTATTGTTTGGTACAACTCAAGTAAGACAGTAATTAGTACAGCGTCGGGAAGTGCATTCCCTGTTAACGTTAATAGCTGGACACGGGCTAGTGTTACAGCTGTAGCTCCAGATAACGCAGCTTATGCACATGTGCAGCTTGCTTGGACACCTTTAGCAACGTCAAACACCCTGTTTACAGACGCTGCTCTATTTGAAAATAGCTTCTTTGTATTAGAATACTTTGACGGCAGCGTAGGCTTTAGCTCTACAGCTGAGCTCTTCTGGGAAGGCGCTACCCCCAATGCTGGGCGTAGCCACTACTACAAGAACCGTGTTGCAATTGAAAGCCGTATGAACGCAGGAGCCCTTGACGAGTACGTAGGCCTAGGTGCTTCCTATGCCGTGTATCTTGCTCAACCAAAGACGTAGTAGGATAGCCCTATGCTAGACCTAATACTCATCGGATGCTTTACAGCCTTTCTGCTTGCTGTTATAGAACCTCTAGTTTCTATTCTAAGTATTTTTATTAGTAATAGGGTTACCAATGCTATTTCCTCAATTAGTTTTTCAAGCATTGCCTGTTGGTTAGTTGAAGTTTCAACTATCAAGGGAGTCGTACTATATGCCGTATCTGGTGCGTTTCTTGGCTCAGCCTTGCTAGCTATTGTAGAACGGGTGGCTGTATACAAACCCGCCGTTGTTAACCCGACTAGACCAGAATAAGAAATTGTGTAGTATGGGTCTCCTAACAAGGAGGTCTTATGGAGAAGTACTTTGTTATCGTAGGTGGTAACGGAGAAACAAGTCGGGCAAATATTGAAGCCCTTATGGAAGATTATTACTATGCAAATGGTAACGAGGGTTTTTTAGTACTCCCATATAAATTAAAGCCGTCACAAGGCCAAGTCTTTGCTGCCCAGTACGCAAAAGATAAACACAAAGATATTTTAATCTTTGCTCCCGAGGATGCCACACACGAAGGTATACCCTCGGCAAGCATGAACGTAACTATAAAGCCTTTCGAGGAGGCTGCTTTGAAATTAAAGAGTTCAAAGACCTCTGCCTTTATCCTGTGGGATGACGAAGACCAAGACTCCCAGCAAATCTTAGCGGTGTGTAAAGAAAATAACGTTCCTTGTTTTGACTTAAGTGACGGACTATCCCCTATCTCCGCTGCTCCAGATATTAAAGCAATCAGAGAGCCAGAGTTTCCAAAGGAAGAAGTTCTAGAGAAGAAGGAGCCTGAGGTTGTTCAGGAAGAGGAAGAGGAGGAAGATTACGAAGAAGACGACGAGGATTGGGAAGACGAAGAAGACGAAGTCGAGGATATGGAGAATCTCCATCAAGGAATCGAAGCCATAGCCCGTATATTTGCCAAGGTCTTTATGGAGGAGATGAAGAAAGATAAGGGCGATGGAACCTCTAAGCCCTAAAGCCCTAGGTATACTCCTACATATTCGCTCGTTCGGTGCTCTGCGGGGCGCTGAGGGCCTCTCTGAGGCCTTCCAGACGGGGGTGAAGGTAATCCGCTCAGGGCTGACTGAGCTCCGTTCTAGGGGCTACGTGGCCCTAGAGAAGGGTAGGGGTCAGGGAGGTCACTACTGGAGTCAGTTGCTAATTACCGAAGAGGGACTAGAGTATCTGTCACGGTATGCCGAAAAGGCACCTGGACGGAGTGCCAAAAAGGAACGCGGACCGCATGCCAAAAAAGGCAACTCCATTTCACAGAATAGCAATATAGCTAATTATCCTAATAGTCTATATACAAATTCTTTATTAAAAGAGGGTCCGACGGAGTCGGACCACAATGAAACTTTTGAAACGATGGACCTAAAGATTGGAGAACAGATGTTAGGCGGGGACCCAATTGACCCTGATGACTTGGCGGATTTAAAAGCAAAGGACCGCGAGCGAAAGCGCCGCGAAAAAACAGAGGCTCGTCAAGGTCGTCATGCAGATAAAGTTATTGAACTTGCGAGTCGTGATGTTAAGGACTGGACACCTAGCCAAGTCTCTACATACTTTGCGGACCAGATGAAACAAATCTGGCACATTGCTGAGTGGACAACCAACCGCTCTGGATTAAATGGCGCCATTGAGTTGCTCCGCGAAAAGCACGGCACCAACGGTGAAGAAGAAAAAACTTTAATTGATAAGTTCTTATCAACCATCAAGCACGACAAGAGACTTGACAACCCAGATAAGGTGTGGCGTATGTTTATAAAGAGGGCGCCAGATATGCTTCCCGATATCCGCAGAAGTAGTAATACTGATGTTGATGTTGCAGCACTTAAGAATGACGCATCTAAATCATGGGAGGGCTTTAATGTATAAGTTAGGGGAACAAAAAGTTAGACGTCGCTCCTGGATACAATCTGCTGGTATTCCATACTTGCTTCAAGGTTGGACTTTGGATGATTGCCAACAGTCAGACCCAGAAGACATTAAAAAGATACGTGCTTGGGTTCAAGCTGTTGCTGATGGCAAAGTAGTACGGGCTGCTGGTAACCCATCATGTGGAAAAGGTCTTCTATTATACGGCAACCCAGGGCGTGGAAAAACTACTTTAGCTTTGTCGATTATTCAAGAAATGATGTTAACCCTGCCAATTGAGGCCTTTGACGTAAAGGCTAGCGAGTCATTAATTAGACCTTGTTACTTTATGACCTTTAATGATTTCTTAAACCTCAAAGGTTCTATGATGAATGAGCCGACAGATGACCAAGACACCCTCTATCATGGTGTTCTAGGTGAGTCTTTAGCGGATGCCTACAATATACGTGTATTAGTTTTAGACGATATTGGTAAGGAACATGCGGGTCTCTCTGGGTGGCAAAAGAACATGCTCCATCATCTTTTGCGCACTAGATACAACAACGGATTACCAACTATTATTACCACAAACGTAGAACTAAATGATTGGGCAGGCCTCTATGGGGACGCAACAGAGAGTTTCGCAAGGGGTGCGTTTGCCTATTTACCAGTCGTGTCACAAAGAGGAGACCTACGTAAATGAGGAATACTGTGAATGAAGAGTTCAGACTGGTACAGGTTTTCCTAAGCCAGACTCAGACCCCAGGTCCAGGAATCTACGAAGTATCAGTTCAAGAAGGAACTGAGAAATTATCTTGTACATGTCCTGGCTTTAAAGGTCGTGCCACTTGCAAGCATGTTAAGTTTGTAAAGACGCGCATTGAAAATAATAACGGAAACTATCCTCTAGAAATCTCTAGTCGTGCTTCTAAAGACGACGCGGATAAAGCTCGCCAATCTAATACAGACTTTCGAGAATTTGTCATCAAGTTTGGAAAGATAGAGGTATTCTAACCCCATGAAGCATGGGGATATAAGTAACGAGTTACCAAAAAGGCTACTGGTTACCACCGACATTTTTTTAACACTTGAAATTAAAAAAGGCAAAAAGTTTAAAATAATTCCAACTGTTAAGATAGATAAAAAAATTGACAGGGCCATCCTTAGTTGGTTGTACCTGTATACAAATAGAACAGGCTTTACATTAGAGCTTGTTTCATATGATTTAACGGAACAAGATTTATCTACATTGGTTGACCAGCTTGACAAGGCAGGTACTAACCCGTTTAGATACTTTACGGCATACGATACGGTCAACCATTTAGTATCTGAGTTACCCCTCAGACCTGAAGTTGTAGGTGTCGTTGATATACAATCAAGGCTCCTACGATACGGGCACTGGGGACGGGACTTTAAAGGCTTATGAACAATGAAACTAAATTACTAAGTAAAGTTCTTGCTGACCGCGACCTAGCCCTTTTATTTGAACGTGGTGTACATGACTCCTGGTTTATTGACCCAGATAATAAACAAGTCTGGAAGCTAACCCGAGAACACTTCACAACTTACGCTGAAGTCCCAAGCCTTGACGTAATTAAACAAAACTTTCCTAACTATAAATTAGTAGATGTACAAGACTCTCTTGAGTATTTAATAGATGTTGTAGTTAAAGAGCGCCGTGTTGCAGCCACCATCAAGATGATTGATGGTGCTATTAAATTTATTGATGCTCAAGACCACGAGACAGCGCTTCTTACATTACAGAGCGGGATGTCCAGTCTTGAAGAAGATGGCTTAAGTAAAAGCAGCGACCTAGATGTAACTAACGAGCCACTATCTCGTTGGGATGAGTATGAGTATCGCAAGAACAACCCAGGACTTCTTGGAGTTCCAACAGGGTTCCCAACTATGGACCTAGCAACTGGTGGTCTACAAGACGGGCAGTTAATTGTTATTGTGGCCCCACCTAAGACTGGTAAGTCAACTCTTGCATTACAGATTGCACAGAACGTGCACATGCAAGACAAGAAAGTTATGTTCCAGTCTTTTGAGATGAGCAACAGCGAACAGATTACCCGTTATGACTCTATGCGAGCTCGCATTTCCCACAGTCGACTAATCAATGGTTTGTTAACACCAGAAGAAGAAGCACGGTATAAGCAAAAGCTTGAGAACATTACAAAGATGCGTGAGAAGTTCTGGTTAGTTGATGCCGCATCAGGTATGACCGTAACTGGTATTGCTAGCAAAATTCAGGTCTTGCATCCAGACATTGTATTTATTGACGGTACCTATTTGATGATTGATGAGCAGACTGGTAAGTCCAACGAGCCACTTGCTATTACTAACATTACTCGTTCTTTAAAGCGCATGGCTCAAAAGTTTAAGGTGCCTATTGTTGTATCAACCCAAGCATTGAAATGGAAGATGAGCAAGGGTCAGGTAACAGCCGACTCTATTGGTTACTCATCTTCTTTCCACCAAGACGCAGACGTGTTGTTTGGTTTACAGCGTGAAGATGAAGCGGTAGATGACACACGTTTATTAAAGATTCTTGATAGCCGTAACTCTGGACGCGCAGAGGTATCACTTATGTGGGATTGGAATAATGGCCAGTTCCGTGAGATTGATGGAAGTGACCTATGACCATAGAGGAAATGGAAGACACACTTGAAAGGCTAGGTATTGAAGTTGTTTCTACTAGAGGTTCCGAAATCCAAGGCTATTGCCCAGCACACGTTGAGCGTACGGGCCACGAAGACCGTAACCCGTCGTGGTGGATTAACTCAGACACAGGTGCCCATATCTGTTTTTCATGCCACTTCAAAGGCGGACTGCTGTCCTTGGTTTCCTATATTCAAAAGTGGGACTTTGATAAATCTAAAGAGTGGCTTGAAGATGGAACAACAAATCTTAGTGCTGCACTACAAAAAGCAGTAAAGCCTAAAAAAATATTTGAAGAGTTAACTTATATAACGGAGTCTATGCTTGCTGCGTTTGGTACTCCACCAGATGACGCTTTAAAAGCTAGAGGGTTAACAGCATCAACCGCAGCAGAGTATGAAGTGTTGTGGGATAACAGACACAGTAATTGGATTACCGTTATCCGCGACCCATACACACATAAGTTATTGGGGTGGCAGGAGAAGGGTCACAAGTCTAGGTTTTTTAGAAATCAACCTACAGGTGTGCAGAAAAGTAACTCCCTATTTGGTTTTAAACAATACACAGGCGGAGACATGATTGTTGTTGAGTCGCCGTTAGACGTTGTTCGCTTAGCGTCTGTAGGGATTAAAGGTGGGGTTAGTACCTACGGTTCAATAGTATCCATGCAACAGTTTAATGTTATTAGAGGAGCCGATAGGGTTATCTTTGCTATGGACAATGATACGTCTGGGCGTGAGTCGTCCGTAAACCTTTTAATTCTTTGTCAAGAGTATGGCAAGGAAGCTTGGTTTTTTAATTATGAGCAGACCGAAATGAAAGATGTTGGCGGAATGAGCAAAGCCGAGATACAGTACGGCTTAGAGAAGGCTCGTCACATGGTTCATGGAAAGAAGGCGCTTCGATGATTATTGGACTTACAGGTTATGCACAGTCTGGCAAAGACTCTGTTGCTGATATCCTTGTTAAAAACTATGGCTATACACGCATAGCTTTTGCAGACCCTATTCGCAAACTTCTTTATGAGATGAACCCTATAGTTAAAGATGGTGGGTATAGGGTCCAACCAGTTGTTGATAGTTACGGTTGGGATGTTGCCAAGACTGCTTTCCCAGAAATTCGCACTATGTTACAGAGTCTAGGTGTCGGCGCTCGTAAAACTTTTGGTGATATGTTTTGGGTAAAGCAAGCATTAAATGAACTTCAGTTGTTTGGAGAAGTTAACTATGTTATTACAGATGTTAGGTATCCAAATGAAGCTAAGGCTATTAGAGACTACGACAACTCACAGATTTGGCGCATAAGGCGCAGTGGGGTTATCCCAGTAAATGCTCACTCGTCAGAGACCGCCATGGATGGTGAAAAGGTTGACCAAATATTTCTTAACAACGGTACCCTTGATGACCTTAAGATTCTTATACAAACTAGAATGAGAGGGTACTCATGATTATGGAGTATGGGTCCTGGGTCCTTGCTGTTATAGGTGTAGGCGGGATTTACTTTGTTGGACGTAAAACTATTTGGGGCTGGCTAGTGCTTCTTTTTAACGAAGTCTTGTGGATTGGTTACGCGCTAACTACTGACCAGTACGGTTTTATCTTTTCTGCTCTTGCCTACGCTCTTGTCTATATTAGGTCTTATATCCATTGGTCTAAAGATAGAGTTAACGAGATACCTCTGTGACATTTACAGGAACCCTTTTGCCTTATCAACCTGAGGCTGTTGACCGCATGTGCGAGCGCCAGAAGATGCTAGTTGCTTACGACCTTGGTTTGGGTAAGACTGTCCTGACTATTGCAGCTATAGAACGTTTGATGGATGAGAACAAAATTACAGAGCCAGGTCTTATAATATGTCTATCCTCATTGAAGTATCAGTGGGCTAACCAGATTGAGAAATTTACTAATGGAACTTCAAAGGCTTTGGTTATTGATGGAACGCCGAAGAAACGTGCAGAGCAGTACGCTGAAGCCATGGACTGGCGGACTACAGGGATTGATTACATCGTTCTTAACTACGAGCAGGTTGTTAACGACTGGGATTCCATCAAAGAACTACCACGAGGATTCGTTGTACTTGACGAAGCCACAGCCATCAAGTCCTTCAAATCCAAGCGCTCCAGAGCAGTAAAGAAGTTAATCAATGCTAAATATAGATTTGCACTCACTGGTACTCCGATTGAAAATGGCAAGCCTGAAGAGCTGTATAGCATTATGCAGTTCGTTGACGCCAGCGTACTTGGTAGGTTTGACATCTTTGATGCTGCTTTTATTGTAAGAAATTCTTGGGGAGCTCCCCAGTACTACCGTAACTTAAAGACCCTGCATGAGAAGATGAAAGAAGCTTCTGTACGTAAAGCTCAGAAAGACCCAGATGTCGCCCCTTACTTGCCAGACACTATCCACAAAGACCCTATAAAGATTTTCTTTGACCGCAGGGCATCTAAGTTATACGGTCAGGTAACTTCAGATTTGATTAATGACCTGGATGAAGCTCAGGATTTATTTGGCCATAACTTTAATCTTCTAGCTCACTACGGCGTTGAGTCTCGTCGAGGCGGTCCAGAGGATGAAATGCGTGGCAAGATTATGTCTAAGATTGGCGCATTAAAGATGCTGTGTTCTCACCCAGAGTTGTTAACAACTAGCGCTAAAAAGTTTAAACAGATGGGTGGAGAAGGCTCAGCTTATATTGCTGAGCTTGTAGACACTGGTAAGTTAGACGGATTAACTAACTCTCCTAAATTAGATTACCTAGTTCAATATGTAAAAGACCACCTAGAACAGAGCGAAGACAACAAGGTAGTTATATTTGCTACCTATGTAGATATGTTAGATAAAGTCGTTGACGCACTGGGCGTTGACATGTGTAGAAAGTACTCGGGAAAACTAGATGCTAAAACCAAAGAAGAAAATAAAATTGCCTTCAACACTGACCCCACTATTCGTGTTCTTGTTAGCTCTGATGCTGGGGGCTACGGTGTGGACCTCCCTGCTGCTAACCTTCTTATCAACTATGATTTACCTTGGAGTTCAGGAAACGCTACGCAAAGGAATGGTCGTATTCAAAGAGCGTCCTCCACGTGGCCCACAATCGTAATCCAAGATATTCTTATCGCTGGCTCAATTGAAGAGCGTCAACACGAGGCGCTGCAACAGAAAAACTCTGTTGCTAACGCTATCATTGACGGCACTGGCATGACAGAAGATGGTGGAGTACCATTGAGTGTTGGTAGCTTGAGACAGTTTTTACTTGCAGCAAATGTTTAATGCCCTATAGCTCAGCTGGCAGAGCGAGCGACTGTTAATCGCTAGGTCCCTGGTTCGAGCCCAGGTGGGGCAGCGATGCGGTTGTAGCTCAGTTGGTAGAGCGGCACCTTGCCAAGGTGCAGGTCGCGAGTTCGAGCCTCGTCAACCGCTCCAGTCCCACCTCGTCTAACGGCAGGACGGCGCCCTCTGGAGGCGTCTATCGTGGTTCGAATCCATGGGTGGGAGCTTTACACCCAACGATAATCGTTGGGCAGGTATACTTATAGGATGCCTAACGCACCTAAGACCCCAACGCGTACTATCCGCGTATCTGATAGCCTATGGACCGCTGTCCAAAAGAAGGCTAAGGCAGAGAAGATTACCGTTACAAGCGTCATTATCAAAGCGCTAGAGGATTATCTTAACAAGTAACATGGGCAAGCACCACGATAAGATTGCCAAGGCCTTGGCTCAACGCCAAGCGTCAACCCCCAATGGCTCTGGTTATAAGAAGCCTGGCAGCATGAACAAGAAGAAGACTGGCTACAGAGGAATCAAGGCTAACAACGCCAAATAGTAAGTTGACAGACCCTAGGACTTGGTATTAGGTTATAACCAAGTTCAACAGATAGGGGATTTTCATGGATACAACAGCTATCCGCTCGTTTATTAATCAATATCAAAAACTTAAAGATGAAGTAGATTTTTTAAGTAAAAGACAAACAGAAATTAAAGGTCGACTAACTCAGTCTATTGATGAGTTTGGCGCCGCCGATGAACGCGGTCACATTGTTCTTACAGTCCCTGCAGAGATGTCAGAGGAACAAGATGTAACTATTATGAAGCAACGTCGTGTTGCAAAAAACCTAGACATGGATGTAGCAGAAGATATCCTTACTAAAAAAGGTATCCGCGATAAGTGTATTAAGATGGTTCCACAAATTGATGAAGCAGCAATCATGGCTGCTTTCTATGAGGGGTATTTAACAGAGGATGACATTGACACGATGTTCCCATCTAAAGTTACTTATGCATTTATTGTAGGAAAGTAATAGGCTTAAATGTCAGACGAGATAGATAAGATGTTTTCTGATTTGGATACTTATTATCCAAACAGTAAACGAAAGCGTCGGGAATTAAAAAAGCCCGAGGTAGATGTTCCAGATACATGGGATACAACATCCTATAAAAAGACTCTACCTAATGGTAAGGACATAGAGTTCTATACCATTGGCGCTCTCGCACAAGCGTTAGGAAGACCTGTAATAACAGTCCGTACATGGATTAAAGAGGGATACCTACCGCCATCACCTTACCGACTTCCCACAAAGAAGAACCGTAACGGGGATGACCATAAAGGTCGGAGACTGTACTCTCGGGCCCAGATAGAAGCAGTTGTTGAACTGTTTGGTAAGTCTGGAGTTTTGCACGTGAAACGTATAGACTGGCCAAATCAGCAATTAACAAATGCTATTGCTGATACTTGGAAACGTATCCAAGTCGAAGATGCTAAAACAAACGAAACAAAGGAATGATATGTCAATCAATCGCACGGAAGATTTTCTTCCAAAAGTAGACGAGTTCTCAGTGGACTCACAAATTGATGAGCGTCCGACTCAATCAAGCAGTAACGCAGTACAATCAGGATGGGATGCAGCCGAAAAGCTCACCGTATCCGCAGGTGACTACCCAACAGAATTTAAGTTTGTTGATGGTGAGTTCACAATTGTTAAGTTCATTGACCAGAATGGTCCCTTTGCTATCTACAAGCAACACTTCCTACAGCAGAAAACTGTGGGCAAGCGCTCGTATGTATCACTAGGGGCTAACGACCCACTATGCGTAAAGCTAGGCAGCAAGCCTGAAGACAAGAGAGCATTCACGATGGCAGTGGTTACTCCAGCAGGTGTTGTACGTCAGATGCTTATCGCAAGCCCTCGCTTGTACAAAACATTGTACGCAGCAGAGTTCTCACCACAAGGTCCTTTGACCAAGAACTACTGGGCTATTAGCCGCACTGGAAAGATGCAGCAAACTGTGTATCACCTCAACGCAGTTAAGCCACGCGACCTCATGGAAGACTGGGGAATCGATTCAGACATGGCAGAAAAGGGTGTTGCCGAAATCAAGCCGTTCGAACGTTCCGTTATTAAGGAACACACATGGGCGGAACTTGAAGAAATCGCCAACTCACTTCTCTAACAACTAGCGTTCTGGGGAGCCATGTTCTTAATCCCCTTTCTAATATGGCTCCCCAGACTCTTAAGGGGTATCAATTGAACATTATTACAACAAGAGAACAGTTAGATGAGATGGTTGTCTACTATCTTAAGCAAGATGCTTTTGCTTTTGACGTAGAAACTGTTGGAGCAAGACGAGGAGTTCCAGTTGTCAACCAAGTATTATGGATTAGCCTTGCGACACATGGTCGCGGGGATGTTATTCCGTTGGGCCACCCAAATGGTGAGTTTATATCAGAGAGCTTCCCACTCACGGGGCAAGGAGAGAAGCGCGTTCTCGCGGGCTTACAGGCTAGAGAGAGTGATTACTCTCGTGACCGCAAAAAAGCTACTAAAACTTTCGGCCCTGCTCCTGAACAACTCTTCCCAGCCGAAGTCTTTGAAGCATTAAAACCTTTATTTTTTAGTGACAAGTTAAAAGTAGGTCACAACTTAGTCTTTGATTTATGCTCTGTCTCTAAGTATCTAGATAAAAAAATACCTACAGGCCCTTACTTTGACACTATGGTTGGCTCATTTGTATATGACAACCGTAATAAAAACAAGTGTGGCCTTGACGACTGTTTAAAGCGCGAGTTGGGTTATGAGATGGAGAAGGGTGTTGGCGCTCAGGTAGAGGTTCACCCGTTTAGCACTGTGGCTAAATACGCATACCTAGATGCAAAGTACACTTTCTTACTGTGGAAAGAGGTAGCTAAAAAGATTACAGAAGCTGACCTAGATAATATTATGAACCTAGAGATGGGCGTATTAGAAGTCTTATGTCATATGAAGTTGCATGGCGCACCTATTGACACCGAGCAGCTAGCTATACTTAATACCCAGTTAGAGATAGATATAGAAAAAGCTAGGGCTGAGATTTATAAGATTGCTGGTCGAGTATTTAACATTAACTCTAACCAAGAAAAGCAGTACCTCCTATACAGCAAGAAGTCCGATGGTGGTCAAGGATTAAGCCCAAAGATTCTTACAGCAAAGGGTCAAGACAAAGAGATGAAGGGTATAGACCTAGACTACGTAGATTATTCTGTGTCAGCTGAGGCATTAGAGCCTTATCGTGAGAAGAACCTGTTAGTTCACGCTCTGCTCACCTACGCAGATTTAAATAAGTTACAGAGCACGTACGTAATCCCATACCTGGGAGGTGACGTTGTCCGTACTGTTGGTGGTAAATCTAAAGTAGAGTACAAGGAAAGCCTATTAGTTGACGGGCGTATCCACGCTGACTTTATTCAACATGGAGCTGAGACTGGTCGGTTCTCTAGTCGTAACCCAAACTTGCAGAATGTTCCTAACCCAGCAACTGCGCATGGTAAGGCTATCCGTAACCTGTTCTATGCACCGCCAGGATACAAACTAGTGGTCGCTGACTACTCACAGATTGAACCTCGCATCATTGCTTCTATGTCTAAGGACCCAACCATGGTTAAAAACTATGTAGAAGGTGGAGACATCTATACAACTGTTGGAGATGTCATGAAGGTAAACCGTCAGGCTGGAAAGGTTCTTGTTTTATCTATGGCATACGGCGTAGGTCCAGATAAGATTGCTCGTTCTATTGGATGTACCGTTACCGAAGCACGTACTTTATTAGGAAACTTTGCGGATAAGTTTAAGTCCGTAAATATCTATCGCATTAAGGTTATTGGGGCTACTAGAAGTAAACAGTATGTATCCACCCTGATGGGGCGCAAGCGTTACTTACCTGAAATTAACTCTAGAGATTTCCTAAAGCGTGGCGGGGCTGAGCGTCAGGCGTTCAACACACGTATCCAAGGGTCTGCTGCTGACATCATGAAGCTTGCTATGATTAGGGCTCATCAGATGATTCCTGAGGGGGCTAGTATCTTGTTAACCGTACACGATGAACTTGTTACTTTAACCCCAGACAATCTTGTTGAAGAAACAAAAGAGGCTATTAGAGAAGCAATGGAAGGCATCAACTTACTAGAGGTACCGCTTATTGCAGATGTAAAGGTTGTTCAGCGATGGGGAGAGGCAAAGTGAGTTGGTTTAATCGTTTCTTTAAAAAAGGTGGAGAGTCCTTTAACGTATCTTTTGAGAACTTTAAGGAAGAGATACCGTTAGGAACGTTGATGCGTTGGTATCTATACGACACGGACCTATCTGAGCACCCAAACGAGTTAGCTTTACTGTTAGGCATGAACCCTGTAAGTGATGAGGGACATGAGCATGAGACTGGCGAAAGCGAAGCACGTCTAGATAACGTTGAGTATTTAATACCTTTTATATCCACGATTGCAGAGCTAGGTGCTGATGTCATTGTTGCTATGCAAATAGATGAAATTAAAAAACGAGAACCAGATGGGTTTTTAGAAAAAGAAATTGAAAGAGAGACTGAAATGATGCATATGATGTATAGAATGATTGGTTTCTCAGCTTTATTAGGCGGCTTGTCAACCGCCATGAAACTTGGTTTAATAGTACCTGGGGAAGTTTACTCAACTGACCTAGCTTATAGAAAGGATGAGGACGATGAGCAGTAATTGGTGGGCTAACAAATTAGGGAGCACACCCGCTCCAAGACCTCAGCCAGTAGCACCACAGGTTCAACCACAACAACAACCTGTTTATCAACAACCTCCTTCATACCCAACAGTTCAACAAACAGTGCCTTTATCAGAACGTTGTCCTGGATGTGGAAGTAACAACTACGGTGGGGCAACTCCTGAGTCTCGCAAACGCTGCTATGATTGCGGTTATCCAATTGTTCAATCTGGAACTGGTGTTTCTGGAGTAAATAGCCCAAGAGCAGACGGTCCTACTCAAGCAGCAAAACAAGTACAAGCAGGCGGTTTTAATCCAAACACAATCATAGGACACATTTAATGAATGCAGAGTTAATAAAAGTCTTAAAGAATATTAACAAGAAGTACGGGGATGACACCATCATTCTCGGGTCTGACATTAAGACTGATGTTGCTAAGCGTTACACAACTGGCTCAGTATCACTGGACGTTGCATTAGGCGGTGGGTGGCCAGTAAACCAGTGGCATGAAATCATTGGTGAAGCTAGTAATGGTAAAACCGCTATTGCATTAAAAACTATTGCTGCTAACCAAAAGCGCGACCCAGAGTTTACAACTGTGTGGGTAGCAGCAGAGCAGTGGGTTCCTACATACGCAGAGATGTGTGGCGTAGACTCCACTCGTGTATACGTAGTTTCAACTAACGTTATGGAGCAAGCATATGAATCTGTCATCCAGCTTACAGAAAGTAAAGCGGTCGATTGTATTGTTATTGATTCTTTACCTGCCTTGGTCCCTACAACAGAAAACGATAAGGAGATGGAGGAATCTACTGTAGGTCGTAGCGCCCTTCTAACTAATAAGTTTTTCCGTAAGGTAGGAAAAGCGTCTAAGAGAAGTCTTACAGAAGAAGAACGTCCATTTATTGGTATTGTTATTAACCAGTGGCGCTCCAAGATTGGCGTTATGTATGGCGACCCCCGCACTACTCCAGGTGGTTTGGGTAAAGACTATGCGTTCTTTACCCGTATTGAGGTTCGTCGTGACGACTGGATTGAGGTAGGAACTGGACAAGATAAGCGTCGTGTAGGGCAGAGTATTAAGGCCAGAGTTATTAAGAACAAGTCAGCCCCACCATCACAGGTGGCTACCTTTGACTTCTACTTCTCAAAGGGCAACGGTTTGCATGCTGGCGACATTGATTTTGCTAAAGAAATCCTTGCTATTGGCATACTAAACAAGGTAATCAGTAGGGCTGGTGCCTACTACCGTTACGCGGATAGACAGTGGCAGGGTTCTGATGCTATGCTTGACGCTATACGGGAAGAAATTGATTTAAAAGAGACTTTAGAACGCGATGTACTTGACTCCATCAAGGCAGGCTCCAAGTTGGTAGCCGAGAATGAGGAGTAAAGGACAAAAGGAGTCGAAGAAGCACGAGGACCGACTAGCAAAAGCAGTAGGTGGACAGCGTACAGCTGCCAGCGGTGCATTTTGGAGTCGTAAAGGTGATGTTCGGTCTAAAGACTTGTTAATAGAACACAAGTGGACTGGCAAAGCCACCGTAACCATTAAAGCTACGGTTCTAGAAAAGATTGTTACAGAAGCAATTCTTGACAGTCGTATGCCTGTCCTCGGTTTTAGTCTCAACAATGAAAATTATGTGATGCTAACTGAAGATGACTTTTTGGAACTACGCCAGAGACTTCAGGAGTTAATTGAGTGCACGAAGACGTCGGACACGTAGAGGGCTGGAGACATAAAGCCAAGTGTCGCGGTATGGATACAGAGTTGTGGTACCCACCAAGAGATAAAGCAAAGTATAAAAAGATAGCAACCGTATCTAAAGCAGTGTGTTTTGGTAAGGATGGTTTGCCAGAGTGCCCTGTGCGTAAAGAGTGTTTACTATATTCAGAGTCAATGGATGAGCAGCACGGTATCTGGGGTGGCATGTCACATCGCGAACGCAACGCGTTAAAACGTAAAGCTAAAAAAGAAGGAAAGACCCTCGAGGAGTGGGTGCTTGACTTTGATATGTGATAGGGTCTGAATATGACACAGCCTAAGTACAAGCCTTCAGGAGCATTAAAGAGTTTTGTAAACGCTGGTAAAAAACCAACCAGAGTATTAACTTCAGTAGAGAGACATGTTCTTTCTAAACCAAAAGACATGAGCCGCCGCACCGATGTGTTGCATCCATCAGAGATGGCAAGCGGTGAGTGGTGTTATCGCGCTTCTTACTTTCAGTTAAAGGGTCACTACCCTCTAGAAAGTAATAGAACCAACAGTCTTAGATTACAATCCGTTTTTGCTGAAGGCCATGGTATCCACGCTAAGTGGCAAAAGTGGTTCCAAGAAATGAACTGTCTATACGGTAAGTGGTATTGCAAAGACTGTGACGAGTACTTCTTTGGCGGCTCTGACTGTCACGAAGGGCCACTTGAGTATTGTGAAGTTCCGTTGTTCTATGAGCCTTTGCGCATTTCAGGTCATGCTGATGGGTGGTTAGTAAACCTAGGTGACCCACTAATGTTAGAGGTTAAATCTATCGGTATTGGAACTATCCGTTGGGAAAACCCAGAGCTAGTAGCACAGCACAGCGGTAATATGGAAAAGATTTGGGCAGATATTAAAGAGCCTTTTGCTAAGCACATTACTCAAGTACAAATTTATATGAAGCTTGCCGAGTTGTTAGAACTACCAGATTACCCAAGAGAAGCAGTGCTTATCTACGAAAACAAAGCAACACAGGATGTAAAAGAGTTTGTAGTACCTAAATCTGACTTTGCTATTGCACCAATGTTTGAGGCAGCAGCAATGATTATGGAAGCCATTAATAACAACACTCCTCCCGCTTGTAATTTAGACAAGTGGGGCGGATGTTCTAAGTGCGGAGGTTATAATGAGTGAGATAGTGGCAACAGGCATCAGCGAGATTGTCCTACAACAGTTAGAGTCCCAAGGGCTGCCATTAAAACGCTCAATGAACATCCAACCACCAGAGTTTCCAGCGGATATTACCTTGGTTGATGACCAAGAACTAATGGTTATGGCTGGTAAATATATGGAGAACTTAAACTTCCTACGTACTCAGGTAGCCTGCGCTAACCTTGCGGAGTTAGAAGCCACTAACTCCTATGACCTTGAGGTTGCTAAAGGGTTGCTAATGAAGACCACTGGTAAGAGCACAGAAAAAGCCGTCATGTTAAAGGCAGCAGTCGCTACTGATGAGTACATTATGGTCTTGGATAAAGCAAAGAACTATGCCCACGCATATAGAAAACTATTAGAGACTGCGTTAGAAAACTTAGAGCGTTACTACTCATTAACTAGTCGTGAGCTCACCCGACGCACGTCTAGCAGTAGGATGATGGGAAATAGATTTGTACCATGACCATTAAAAATTTTGATGGAGGTCTTGACCTCGCAGGCAGTAGCCCTGTTTCAGTGTATGTAGGCATAGACCAGTCATATAGTGGATTTGCTATAACCTTGCTAGGAAAGGACAACGCTTTTTTTACTCAGGTGTTTAAATCTGATTTACGAGGCATAGACCGTTTGGTAGAGATTAGAGCATTTCTTAGTAATGTCCTATTTGATACGCCTATTAAAATTTTAGATGTAGCCATGGAAGACTACGCTTACGCAGGCTCAGGCAGGGTGTTCCACTTAGGTGAACTAGGTGGGATGGTTAAGCTTGAGTGTCATGCTTCTGGTCACTACCCCTTACTGGTACCACCTACCAGCTTAAAAAAGTATGTAACAGGTAAGGGGACTGGTATACAAAAGAACCAGATGCTACTTCACATTTATAAGAAGTGGGGTGTAGAATTCACGGACGACAACGCCGCAGATTCCTACTCCCTAGCTAGGGTGGTTTCTGGCAAGCATGAGTTAGCGTATGAAAAAGATGTGTACGATAAACTACAAGACGTCAAACATAGGGAACGATAATGACAACACTAGTTGGTGTTCAATACGAAGATAAATGCGTATTAGCTGCAGACAGTCAGGTGACCGACCCTGATGGGCGTATTCAAAAGCATTACCAGATGGTAAAAATTTCCCAACGTGGAGACCTTTTAATTGCTGGTTCTGGTGAGGTTAACCCTTGCGATATTGCCCAGCACATTTGGAATCCTCCAAAGTTAACAGCAGCGCACAAAAAAGACGTATATCATTTTGCTATTACTAAAGTAGTACCTTCTTTACGTAAATGTTTAAAAGATAACGGCTATAACTTTGAAGAAGAGCGCGATAAAAACACAACCGAGCAGCGTTTCCATTTTCTCATTGCCGTTGGCGGTGAGATTTTTGATATTAGTGATGACCTTTCGGTAACTCGTTCTCAAGACGGGTTATACGCCGTAGGAAATGGCTCAGCATATGCTTTGGGGGCGCTTCATGCTGGTGCTAACGCCGTAGAGGCATTAGAAATTGCAGAAAAACTAGACGCTTATACCTCAGGACCATTTCAAGTAGTAAAACAAGAAAAGGTAGGCTGATGCCAAAATATGATTTTACCTGTATTAACTGTGACCGTACAGTTGAGATGCACTTTGCTTTTGATGCTACACAACGTCCTTCTTGCGAAGGTTGCGGAGAGTTTATGATTAAATCTTACACACCACCATCAGTGCAGTTTAAAGGCGGAGGGTGGGGCGGACAATGAAAAAATATCCAACTATGTACGATTTAGGGCTTAAGTTACCAGTTTTAGTTGCTGATGATGATTTTATTGAGCATTTACATGAGATGGGTTTTAGCAAAACTATTGATATTGGGGACTTAGCCCTTGAGTGGGTTGATTGGGTTAAGGAGAACGTAAATGAGTAAGACGCAAGACAAGCGAGCAGCACGTGTTGCCGAACAACAAGAGTTTATTAAGAAACGCCGCATAGCTCAGTTAGCCGTGTTTGAATCTAACTTTAACGCGGGTTTACAGTTTTATAATGACAACAAAGACAAGATGTCAGAAGAAGAAATTGCCCTTATTGATAAAGAGATTGAAGACAACCTCGCCCTAATCCATAATATAAAAAAGGAGTGGAGTTTAGATGGCCAAGAGTCATAAGAAAAAAGACTTGCTAGAAGACGGTTGGATGACCTCTGATGAGTTTGTAGACCGCCTTGCCCTTGGACTTAGGGAGTATCTAAGCTCTAATTGGGGCCATACTCACGGTCAGCTACACCATCCAGAAGACTTAGCAACTACTGCTTCAGTTTATATGGAAGTTGCTTATAGAGTTATTGCAGACTTTAGCGGTTGTCGCCATGGCAAAGGGAATTAGAGAACTAAAGCCTGATTACACAGGCACTATGGAGTATGCGGACCAGATTTGCCATGAATGCCCTACCTGTGAGTCTAGTCTGTGGAATATAAAGGCTAGTTTTCAGGATTACGAGTTAGCCCAGTATTTGTTGGATATGGAGTGTTCTGTTTGCGGCAGCTATGCCAAGGCTCCCACGCCTTTAGACAGACCAACTTTAATTTAGACTGCATAATTGTATCTACGGGGTTCCACACTATTCGTAAACCGAGGTACACATGTCCGAACCAAAAGATGAACAAATCCTACGCGTTGGCGCAGGAAGCAACCCACAAGCTGTAGCATCAGCTATTGCCCACAGCATTTATGAAACTCGCACTTGTAAAATTCGTGCAGTTGGCGCTGGCGCAGTAAACCAAGCCGTTAAGGCAATCGCTATTGCCCGTGGATACACAGCTCCACGAGGTCTAGACCTTCTTTGCATCCCTGGCTTCTCAAGCATTGACAGCCATGACGGTCAGATTTCTGCAATTGTTTTTGATGTAAAGGCAAGTTAACCCTGTATTTCTACCCCAATAGATATACCCTGTTATTACTCCTAAGGCCAAAGGAAACCATATGAAAAAAGACTCAACAAAGAACTCAGCACCGATTGCTCCGACATCTGCGGAACCATCAAACGCTGCAGGTTCAAAGCCACAAGTTGCTAGACCTGTAAAGGGAACACTTGTGAAGAAGACTGGCAACGCTAAGGGTGCAACAGACCCTTACACACAGGCAAAGCCAGCACGTAAGAACATTCTTGGACAACTCGCTCGCGGTGGCGCTCGCTACGGCATTCGTGTTAAGTTCCAGAAGAGCACTGCTCCAGAAGCAGGCGCTACTCAGAGCAATGGTCGTATGTTTAGTTCAGCCATTAATCGTCAGCGCCCAAATTTCAAAGACGGCAGCAGCAACTAAAACTTAATAGCTAGAGGCCCCGCTATATGCGGGGCTTTTTGCATTTTGGGAATATATTTTATATTAGATTGTTGTATACTATAGATGACTGCTCAACCGAGGGTCACTTAACTTATATCGTCTAAGGAGATATATTATGGCTTCAGGCTACCCAATGGGCTCACCACATGAAAGAAATCAAGAATGGTCGATTCCCCATCAACCAAAGCAAATACCAGCAGGAACTCAACAGCTTATTAAGGGTTATCAACTAGCTGCAGAACGTTCCGTAGACCCATTTAAACTGCTACACAACATGCTAGACCCGTGGACATTTGGGTTTGAGCGCCACCTAGAGTTCTTCGAGAACCTAGAAGACGTTCGTATTAAGTCCAACTACCCCCCATACAACATCAAGACCCTACCCGATAATAAGGCGCAAATTGAGCTTGCTATTGCAGGGTTTAAGAAGGATGATGTTAAGATTACCTATAAAGAAAACATCATCACAGTCGAAGGCAACCAAGGCGAAGACGATGCGGAGTACTCATATAAGGGTATTGCAGCACGTAACTTTGTACAGAAGTTTGCAGTTGCAGACGACGTAATTGTAGGAGACGCAAAACTATCTGATGGTTTCTTAATCATTGAGCTAGAGCGCCTCATTCCCGAAGGCAAAAAAGAAAAAACAATCAAGATTAAATAAGACTGTCCATGGACGTCCACTGACGTTCACCAGTGTTATTATATGATTGCAAGACGTACTGTAACCCTGTTATAGTACGACTCCCCCTTCTTGTACCGTGACCCCCTGCTAAATATTTTATTTAGCAGGGGGTTTACTTTACTTACCGCCACTGATTCTTTATGATACGCTTACTATCACACACGAGACGGGGCGAAAGGACAACCTATGCCTAAGGAGCCAGATAAAAAGAGTCTGGGCGATTTGCTTACAGAATTAGAGGCAAATCCAAAGAGAAGCAAAAGCGCAGGTGCATGTATCTGTGGTAGATGGTTAACAACTATTGATAAAGATACAGTAGAGCGTATGTATAAAGCTTTTGGTGGAACAAAAATTCTTGTAGATATTTCTAATTACTTTTATGCAATTAAAGAAGTGTATCCAGAGATTCCATTAGAAAAGACAACGTTCTATATGCACTTTAGAAGAAAATGCTCATGCTATAGAAACAACGGAGATAATGCCTAATGACAACAAAATTAAGTTTAAACGATATTTTAGATATGGCTATAGTAGACGCGGAAGTCGCTCCTACTAACTGGGCTTGGCCACCAATACAACAAGCAAAGCCAACAGTTATTAAGCCAGCAGAATATAAAGAAAAACAAGCAACAAAAAATGGATTTAAATTATTCGTATTTGTACCCGACCCACAGATTGGTTACCGCAAATACGAAGATGGAGCACTAGACCCATTCCACGATGAAGCAGCAATTGATGTACATTTCCAACTACTTGCATACATGGAAAAACGCTACGGCGTAGATGAGATTGTGCACCTAGGCGATTACTTAGACCTACCAACAATGGGTAAGTACGCCCAAGAGGAAATGTTTGCACACACTGTGCAACCAGCACTTGATTACGGCCACGCTTTGCTAGCTAAACAACGTGCCACTTGCCCAACTGCAAAGATTACTTTAATTGAAGGTAACCACGACTGCCGTATGCAGAAGTACGTAACAATGAACGCCATGGCTTCTAAGGGTATTAAACGCGCAGGCGCTACTCCAGAAGATTGGCCTGTTATGTCTATTCCTTTCCTACTTCGCTTAGATGAAATTAATGTTGATTACGTAGGTGGTTACCCAGCAGGTGAGTATTGGATTACTCCACACTTACGTGCTGTACACGGAACTACTGTCCGCTCTGGTGGGTCAACCGCTTCAGCGTATGTAAACAAGAACCCACACGTATCAACAGTGTTTGGTCACGCTCACCGTCAAGAGATGCAGTACAAAACTGTGGCTAATGGCGATGGCCCTATCCGTTCAGTGTCAGCGTCACCAGGATGCTTATGCCGTGTAGATGGTGCCGTTCCTTCATATGGTTCTGGTTTAAATGACCAAGGACGTCCACTTAAGCACTGGGAAGACTGGCAGCAGGGAATTATGATTGGCTGGGTCCATGAAGATGACGGCCATTTCACCTTGCAACCTATTCATATTATGGATGGCGAAGCTATTTACGAGGGTAAAGAGTTTAAGGCGACCGTCTAAACATACAGGCGTATGATTGAGGCATGACTGCCCCACACCAAAATACACAAAGTCTAGGCGCTGCAGGTATGCAGGGCACCTACACCAATTACGGTGGCGGTGGAACCCCTGTTGCTCGTTCAGAGCTTGACTTCTTGCGTATTGGTCAAGGACGTATACCTCAAGCTGAGTATCCAGACGGATACCTTGGAACTATTCGTACACGTCGTGACGACCGTGGCCGTGGCAAACCAAACGGAACATCAGAAAATGTACTTGACAGCTTAAAGACTCGCGTCACTCAACGCTCATACCAACGCGGTGTTCACCGCGGTGAGCGTATTGACCAGTCTGATTATTACTATCCCGCAGGTTTAGAAAACACAAGAGGCATCGCTCGACAGATGCAAGCATCTAAAGAGGGAAACGTATATAAAGTTAAGCGTCACGTTGAAGCCTATAACTTGGTGCCTGCTCCTCACCTTCCTAACGACGGTAAAGCAGGCCCTACTGTTAAGAGTGATTCACCTGTTAACATTAATAAGGTACGCCAAGAGCAGATGTCGCGCATGCGACCACAGTGGAAGTAAAATATGCCAGGTAAATACGCAGATGGTGTCTACGGTCATAAGCCGTGGGACAAAGACCGTCCTGGACTTTACGCTCCAGAAGAAGCAGCATTTCCCCCACAGGAATACCTAGGGCCATTTCAGTCTAATCAAGACCGTTTACTTAACCAGTCTTTGGCAACATGGACTATGAGTAGCGAAGAGATTCAGGCTTATGTGCGTCCAAACCTGCCTCAAATAAACTTATTTCCGTCACGATACGGTTATGTAACAGAGGAAATTGGTATTCAAGATATAATTGAACTACCTGGTAGAAACCAGAATCAGGTTGGTCAGCGTGTAGAGTCTGATTACTCCAATACTCCAAACACTACACAATCAACAAGCCGAAACACACTAGGAGGGTCAGTCTAATGCCACGTAATAACGCAGATTTTAAAGCAGGACAGGTTCCTGTAACTTTCCAGATGTCTGCAAAAGATGGAAGCTGGTCAGGCTCACATACTTTTATGTCTAAAAGCCCAGAGCATGCAAAATCGCAAGCTGCTGCAACAGGTTATAAAGTTGAAGGCGAAGGAAAAGTCGGCGCATGAGTAAAGACCCAGGATTATTCACCGATAGCACAGGTGAAGGCATGGCTGGGGCTACAGATGTCAGCCTTGGGACCGTTTATAATGGCACTAAAAGCTGTAAAGCCTGTGGTTCAAGCATGAACCCAGTACAATCATTGAGGGACCAAGACGTTTGCCCAAACTGCAACCGTCGTAAGGCCCATCGATTAGTGAAAGGACGCATGTCATAATGGCAGTCAATCAATCACGTTCACTTAACGGAGATATGTCCGAAGGTGCAACAGACGGCAAGTATCGTAAGCGCCGTCCTAATACAACTGTAGCTGCTGGCATGGGCGACCAAGATGTGGTTAAGAACCGCGCAGGTCTACACCCATACATGAACTACGGTTTTATTAATTCAGAAGAACAATCTAAGGTTAACCCAGCGGGTAACTAACATGGCAAAGACACCACGTCGCCGTGAGTTTGACAGCGTACGCCAATTTCAAAAGTTTGGTAGTGCGTTAGACAAGCTTGGCAATAAGTCATCAGGTCCAACTAGTAATGTAACTAAGTTGGAAGATTCTGAGTATTACGAGCGCAAAATGGGCGCCGACATTATTGAGGCGCGTAACAAGTGAACCCTAGTGAGTTTCAGTTTAGCGGAACAAGGGACGCAAACGGCGAAATTAAAATAAGCGCTCAAGAGGCAATGAACCCTAAAGAGCACAAGATGATTAAGTTTGATAAAGAAAACGCTGCTCAACGCGCAATCCTTTCCGCATCAGCAGATAAAGAACACCCAAACTATATTGCTGGAACCGCAATCCACGCTGGCGGTCACTTTTCTATCCCTAACACAGCAATTCGTAAACCAAATAACTATTCCCCTGCAGCAGACCACAGACGTCATAAGCTTATTACAGACGCCATGGCTGGTGGCCAAAACAAGGCTAAAGTTACCCCAACACCAAGGGGTGGAAAAAAATCAACGGGACCATCCCCGCTTGAAGCAGTAGCCGCAAAGCTTGGACCAAGCACCCAGCGTAAGACCACAATTGACACCGTAACTGGTAAGAAAACCGAAAAGATTTCAGATGCTGAGTTTGCTGCCAAAGAAGCTAAGATGTCAAAAGCAAGGGCAGCTTTAAAAAAGTCTAAGTAGTGTGATAGGCTACCGTCATGGGTAACATCATTGACGAGCTAGAGCCAGATAGAATGAACCTGCTTGTATGTAAGCAGTGTAAAACTATCCAAGAAATTCCGTACACCAAGACTGGTAAGTCATTAGGTGAGGGTCGTTATGACCAATCTGATAATCCATTTATTCAAATGTATATCGGCGACTGCGAGCGTCAAGGGCACTTTGGTGTCCTTAGTGACTGTTTAACAGTTGCATGGATGGGTAACCCAAGTCTTAAAGAAAGTATCCTTAATCAGATTAAGGAACAGATACTAGATGGTGGCTCTAAGGGGCTAGACATCCTTGGCACTAACTTCTATAACGTAAAAGACACCTATTCCTCAGATGCGATGAAGTGTTACGCTATCCATAACCGTCCCAAGGGACAGTGCCCTGACTATAAGTCAGACCGCAAAGAACTAAAACCAGATACAGCCAAAGACCGTCTAGAAGCAGGGCTAAAAGCAACAAACGCAAAGATTCACTTATGTGATTTTTGTCCTGTTAAGATGTACAACCAAAAACGTGCTTACCAAGCGAGAGGACTATACAATTGACCGAAAATATTGAAGACGCACAGGTTATTGAAACTATTGCAGAGAATACCCCTGCAGCACCTGATGCAACAACAGCATTTATTATTATTAAGCAAAACAACAACGACTGGTACGCTACAGCTGACCTATCAACCGCTATTACTGTTGACCGTGAGGCCACAGTTGACGACATCAAGCATGGGTGTCAGGACATTGTTGATAGCATGAACCAAAGTGCTATTGCTTATCAAGTTATGGCACTTTTGAAGCCTATTGTGGAAGATAGTGATGATTCCGTTGCTAGTTCAATCAAACAAGCACTGCAGGAGCGCGATATACTGTAAATACAGTTAAGGGGTGTTCCTATGGCGTTCATAGAAATGTCATGCAATTGCATGGCGTCGTTCCAAGCAGATGTGCAAGAAGTTGCAAATGAGGCCCTAGTGATTATGTGGGCGCAGCAGTTTGTTTCCGCGCATCAACAATGTGGCTATATGAACCCAATAAAGACCGATACCCCAGAGAAGCACCGTAAATTTGAGTTCGAAACCGATGTTATGCACAAAGAGAAAAAAGAAAAAGAACTATAATACCTAGATGAACTTCTATGACGCGCTGGTGAAGCAGGCTAAGCCAGTCACTATAGAGCCCTCCGAGACTTCCTACTTCAGCACCCCAGGTGCTGGGTTGGACCCCCGTCTGTTTAGAGACGGAAAGATTATTCCCCATATCCGTTCTTTAATTTATAGAATCCTTCTTGAGCATTTAAGAGCCCGCTACAGCAACCCAGAATCATACGTACATGTGTGGTTAGCTGGTTCTGCAGTTTCTTATCAATGGACAGCAGCAAGAAAACCAGCAGACCTTGATTGCCTAATTGGAGTTAACTACCTAGCGTTTCGTCAGGCTAATCCAAAGTATAAAGGTCTAAGTGACCGTGAGATTTCCCAGATGTTCAACGAGGGTTTTAATACGGAATTGCACCCAGTTACAGGAAACTTCCTGGATATATTTGAATTGACGTTCTATGTTAATGTGCAGTCTGACATACGTAAAATAAAGCCATACGCAGCATACTCACTGACAAATGATGATTGGACTGTGCAACCTGAAGTTAGGGCTGTTCCTAATAATAAACAATGGAACCGTCGTGTAGCTCAGGATAAATCCTTAGCTGTAGATATTTTATCTAGATACTCAGATGCTTTATCTAATATAGGTTCTGCTTCTACTGATGTGGCTAGACGCAATGCTGAAGCTGCATTAAAGCTAGCTGTAGAGCAGGGAGCTGCTTTATTTGAAGACATCCATCAAGGAAGAAAACACGCGTTTAGCCCTAGTGGACAGGGTTATGGAGATGTATATAATTATCGCTGGCAGTCAGGAAAAGCAAGCGGAGTCGTACAAGCACTAAAAGAACTAAAAGAAATTTCTAAAAAAACAAAACAAGATTTTGAAGCACAGACTTATGGTATGGAACTACCAACAACTAGCACTCTAATAAGGAGAGCAGCTACACACTACAACTGATAGGGTATATACGTGGCAATATTAGTTTTTCTAGATGGGGTATTAAAAGATACTAGGCTTGGTGGCCCCATTCAAGACGGCATGTCTTTATATAGAACACTTAAAGAAAAACACCGTGTTTTAATCCTTTGTGATGATGTTACAAAGGGCGACCATTGGCTTCGCCAACAACGAATTAACAATATTGACGACGTTGTAGATAAAACCAACGTCCCCGCACTTGGTGACAACGCAGACTTTAGACTGGTGGAGTGGATTAAAAGCCAAGGCCCAGTAGAGTTAGTTATTACTTCTGACCCCGATTTGACTGTTAAGTTATTGTCTGTTGGTATTACTACCTTAGTATTTATGTCCCCTGTCTACATTAGGGAAGAGTTCAGACCCGATAGCCGAAAGGGTGTCAAGTCTTGGCAAAAGATTGTAGAAGAGATAGACTCACAGAACGCCGCATATAAGGAGGACCCACGGATATGACCGATACACCAAAATGTCCACAAGGATGTGACTCCAAAACTTTGGAGTATGTTGGAGACAAAGCCTGGTTATGTTCCAAGTGTGGGCATACCTGGGGCCGTGAATGAAGATTATTTATCTAGGTGCTGAGGTTCCTTCAAATAGAGTAATCCTTGAGGAGACTACCGCCAATCATGTGGGAGTAAGCTACTACCGCCTGGTGCAACGCGGCCTACCAAAAACCAAAGAGTATCTATTAGAAAACTACTTTAATAAGGATTTCTATATTTATGTATCCCCTGGTTTACCCAAGACTCTAAAGCTGGGCCCAGCTGAGCTGGAAGAGTTTGCAGCTGGTTACGAGCACTTTGTGGCTGTAAATATGGACAGGCTTTCCACCTTTTATGAGATTAACGGCTATGGGATTGACCCAGAGTTCATAGACCAACAACGTAAAGACGTGTGGTCAGAGGTCCCACCCGCTAAGTTCGTGCCTGTATGGCAGCCACAGACAGGCTACGACGGCCTAAAAAACCTAGTTGAGTATTACCTAGATGTTGCTATCCCAGGCGACGCAATTGAGTCAGAGACCCAGTTGGCAAGCGCTACACGTATACATAGCAAGCGTCAGGGAACCCGCTGGCATGCGCTAGGATGCGCCAAGCCAGATAACCTGCGTCAAGTTCCGTTTGATTCCGCAAGCACCTTGTCGTGGTTATCACCCATGATGCATGGTGAGACTATTATTTGGGATGGCACTAGGCTTGTCCGCTACCCCAAGAAGATGAAAGACCAAGCACGTTCTAGATACAAGGCTACCTATGAAAAGGCTGGCTTAGATATAGATAAGATTCTTGAGGATGACCCGCAAGAAGTTGCTAAGTTAGCCGTGTGGTCTTACGAACAGTTTGAAGTAAGGATGAATATGATGAGCGGTAATCCAGAAGACCCAATGTTATATGATAACAGTGATGGGAGTGAAGTGGAGCAAAGTGGGGAAAGTGCTCCTGCCGTATATGATAATAGGGGGGTAGATATGCGGAAACTTGAGCCGCGAAATCCCGCCGAAATGGGCAATCTTCCAGTCTTTGGATTCAATACAAAGACCGAAATTGACGAGGATGGCACCATCAAAGATGTCACCGCAGTTAGTTCTCAACAGACCTCACTTCGTGCATGCGACACATGTTTTGTAGCCGCTAACTGCCCTGCTTTCAAGCCTCAATCTGCCTGTGCTTTTAAGTTACCAATCGAAGTAAAGACTAAAGACCAACTCAAGAGTTTAATTAATGCAATCATCGAAATGCAGGGACAACGTGTTGCTTTCATGCGTTTTGCTGAAGAAATGAACGGTGGATACGCTGACCCTAACGTTTCTCAGGAGATAGACCGCCTATTTAAACTGATTAAAACTACTAAAGAATTGGACGACTCACGTGAGTTTATTCGCATGACTGTAGAGCGACAAGGCTCTGCTGGTGTGCTAAGTTCTATCTTTGGAGACAAGGCTCAAGCCCTAAAAGAGTTACCAAATGGTGGGTTTACCGAAGCCCAAACTACGGAAATAATCAAGGGCGCAATAGAAGAATAGGATTTCCTATTATCATATAAGAAACCTTAGCAACACCCTGGAACATGATTAGTTCTAAAACAGATGTAACGCACGTATAAACTATACGTTCAATTAAACAAGAGGAGATTACGATGGCATTTACTTTTCGCCTAGCAGAAGAATTTTTAAAGGACTACCGCGAGAAGAAAGTGCCTTGGGGATACCAAGATGCCGCTGGTAACTCAGTTGGCGAAATTACCTTTTTAAGAACCTACTCCCGCTTAAAAGAAAATGGGGAAAAGGAAACTTGGACCGACGTTTGCCAACGCGTAATCGAGGGCATGTATTCAATCCAGAAAGACCACTGTAAGTCTCAGCGTTTACCTTGGAATGACTCCAGGGCTCAGGCTTCGGCTAAGGAAGCGTTTGACCGTTTGTTTAATTTAAAGTGGACTCCACCAGGCCGAGGTCTGTGGGTTATGGGCACCCCGATTGTCAATGAGCTCAAGAACTCTGCAGCACTGCAGAACTGTGCTTTTGTCTCTACTTCTAGCATGTCTAAATTAGACCCTGCCAAGCCGTTTGCTTTTCTAATGGAAGCATCAATGCTGGGCGTAGGTGTAGGCTTTGACGACAAGGGCGCGGACAAAGATTTCACAATCTACGAGCCTAAGTTGCCAGAAGTAACTATCCAGATTCCAGATACCCGTGAGGGCTGGGTTGAGTCATTAAGCATGCTTATTAACTCCTATTTAAAACCAGAACAGCCTGTCTATGTATTTGATTACTCCCTAATCCGTCCTGCTGGCGTTCCCATCAAAACCTTTGGAGGCACGGCCGCGGGCCACGAGCCGCTGGAGAAGCTGCACAATCACGTCCGCTCTATCTTTAATAAGAAAAGGGCCAATTCTAAATTAACAAGGGTAGATATTGCCGATTTAGGTAATTTAATCGGTGTGTGCGTTGTCTCTGGCAACGTCCGCCGCTCAGCCGAGCTACTCATGGGTAGATTAGATGACCAAACCTTTTTAAATTTAAAGAACCCTGCCAAGTTCCCAGAGCGCAACTCATACGACAGCTCAGCTCCTGGTTGGGCCTGGATGTCTAACAACTCTGTTGAGGTCTCAGTCGGTTCTAATTTAGAACACATTGTTGAGGGTATTGCCCTGAACGGTGAGCCTGGTGTTATCTGGATGGATGTTACTCGTCAGTATGGTCGCCTTATTGACCCAATCAATAATAAAGACCATCGAGCCGCTGGTTACAACCCATGCGCGGAACAGTCTTTGGAATCATTTGAGTGTTGCACTCTGGTTGAAACCTACCTCAACCGCCATGACTCTATAGAAGATTACAAGCGCACATTAAAGTTTGCTTACCTTTACGCGAAGACCGTCACATTGCTACCTACCCACTGGGAAGAAACTAACGCAATCATGCAACGCAATCGTCGCATTGGAACTTCTATGTCTGGTGTAGCCAACTTTGCAGACCGCGTAGGGCTACCAACTCTTCGTGTGTGGATGGACGAGGGATATGCAGTTATCCAAAACTACGACCGCACATACTCCGAGTGGTTAGGTATCCGCGAATCTATTAAGACTACGACAGTCAAGCCATCAGGAACAGTATCTATCCTTGCTGGTGAATCTCCTGGGGTGCATTGGACTCCTGGTGGTGAGTATTTCCTTCGTGCAATCCGCTTTGGAAACGATGACCCTATGCTTCCTCTCTTTAAGGCGTCAGGTTATAAAGTAGAAAAAGCTTCGGAATCTCCTAAGACTACTAGCGTGGTGTTCTTCCCTATTAAGTCCTCTGCAAAAAGGTCGGAAAAGGATGTCTCTATTTACGAAAAGATGTCTCTCGCAGCGATGGCACAGCGTTATTGGTCAGACAACAGCGTTAGCGTTACAGTATCATTTAATGCAAATACTGAAAAAGACGCCGTAGGAACAGTGCTACATATGTTTGATGGGCAACTCAAAACCGTTTCTTTCTTACCTATGGGGAACGAGACTTACCCACAGATGCCATACACACAGATAACTAAAGAAGAATACGAAAAATCTACTATGAAGTTACTGCCTATCGACTTTACTGATGTCTATGCAGGAATGGCAGCCGATGCAATCGGTGAGAAATACTGCTCAACGGACTTCTGCGAAGTGCCTATAAAAGATAATTAAATATATAAAGTAGAGAGCCCCCCTAGACCCGAACTAGGGGGGCTTTCTTTATGCTATAGCGTTGATTACGGCGAAGGGACGGAAACCATAATCAAGGGCGGAGATGAGGACACCCTGCGCTATTAAATCCTAACCACAACTATTACAGAAATTATATACTCTCATTTGTTGTTTAGCAATTAGGAAAGACCTACCGCAGTGATAGCAAG